ATTCTTAATTTCTAAGAAAATTATTTTAAAAAATGCTTGACAATCTTAAAAGTTAAGAGTATATTATAGTTACAATCTTAGAAATTAAGAAAGGCGGTGACATAAATGATAAGACATAACATTCTCGACATTTTTAACGAACGAATTTACGAGTTAGGAATTAAGCAGAAGTACATTGCTGAGAAGATGAACATAACACAGGACAGGTTATCTAGAATCTTATCAGGTAAGAGTAATATGTTAGCTGATGAAATGATTACTCTTTGTGCTTTACTTGATTTAGAGATTAACCCACAACTGTTTTATTGTCAGAAAACCGCATAAGAACCGATACCAAAGACAGGACCGAAAAATAATAAAAAGAGGTGAGAGGAATGTTTAAGTTTAAAAAGCGTAAGCGTAAGGAGATATGCAACATTGCAGAAACTGCTGTGTGGAAAGCATTAAATGAAGTTGGATACACCGAAAAAATCGGAAAAAAGTACCCCGACAACTTGTGTGAGAACAACAGTCTGAGATTGACAATCGGAAACTTTTATAATCGCAGAGATTTACGCTTGTTTACAAAGCAGTTCAGGAAATTTGCAGCGGATTTTGCACGGATGAGAGGCCGTTGTGTTTTATATCATTTTTACGAAATAGAGGAGAATGACTGTGAATTTAATCAATAAAATTTCCAAGCTTAAAAGAGATTTATATAATAGGCATTTAATCCACAGTTTTATGAGAGCGGTTGATGCCCAAGAACGCAAAAAAGCAAAAAGCATTGCAGACAGTATTCCGCAAGAAGCGGCGAATAATGTTTTTTATTTGCTTAACCGTACCGAAAAAGTCGGGGAGAAACTTCCCGATGAACTGTTGTTTACCAAATACAACACAAGATTGTCGGTCGGAAGGTTCAAAGATATGTCGGAAGTGTTTATGTTTATGAAACAGTTCAGAAAATTTGTTTCCGAGTTTGAAAAGAAGTGTGGGTACAAGATAGTTTATATCTATAATCCCTATACAGAAGAACAGCCTCCCAAAAGTCGGAAGGCTGAATCAAAGTTATTTACAAAGCAAGGCAATGAGTGAAATAACAAGAGATGCAAAAGAAATAAAGTAGGGGCTGTGTTGCTCTATCCAAATTATTTTTAAGTATCTCAGATATGCCATTCCTTTGGCAGACGGAAAAAAGTATGTATAAATACCTTCATTTTTTGAAAAAATCAATCCGCACTCCATAAGATAATCCGTACTGCTTTTGGCATAATCGCCGTAGCATTTTCCAACATCATAATCAAACGCTTTATTAGGATTAAGTGAATGCTCCCACATACTTTCAAGCCTTTCAAGTTGTGTATGAGGATGTTGGCATATAAATTTGAATATATTCATTGTAGGCTTATCAAAGGGATAATACTCCATAATTAAACCTCCTTTCGGTTTGATTATAACATAACGGTCAAACCCGATACCAAATTACAGGAAAATAAATATAAGGTGGTGAGAGGAATGTTAGAAGATGCTGACAGAATCAAAGTTGTAAAATGCCTTGTAAATTTCATTGAAAGAGTTACAAAAAAAGAACGACCTTCAAAGGCAGAAGTGGAAGTTCTGCCCGAGGTCGTAAGAGCTTTAAGAGAATTTAATACCTTGTAAAGAACCGATACCACATTACATAAAACAAAAGTAGGGGGGTGAGAAGAATGTTTGCTAAATACATTAAAAGTAGGAACTACAAAAAAGGTAAACACGATGTTGTTATACGCTTGAATAATTTCAGTAGTGACAATCAAAAGGAAGATGTGATATGGGAAATAAAACAATTGATGAACCGTATAAACTATACATCCGAAAGTAAGATAAACTACAAAATAAAAATCGGCTGAACATAAAGCTCAACCGATTTGATGTTATCAGTTATTCGACACTGTAAAGAGAATCATATGAGACATCAATAGGGTCGGTGTCATTACAAGCCTCTATAAATAAAGAAGTTGGTACATCATATTTAGGGTCTTGTTCCAAAATTGACAAAGTTGCATAAATCATGCCGTCATCTTTCATCAACTTTACTTGTTCATATAATTCTGAAACCTTAACTTTAATCGCAGACATATTCTCACCTCCTCTCTGATTATAAATAATATCACGAGTTGAGATGAAATACAAGTTAAGTAAACAGCGTAAAGAACCGATACCACATTACAGGAAAAATAAAAGTAGGGAGAATCATTATCATTATGAATGAAATCAGAGTAAGAATTAAAGACCTCATCAAAGAGCTTCAAATGTTGCAAAAGGACGGCTACGAATGTGCCGACCTCACAATTGAAGAAGCCGAGGAAGGCGTTCCGGCTCGCATTATGCTCAGCGACTACGGCTGTGTATTTGAATGCAAAGGGGGAGAATGACTATGCAAATAATTAAAGTAAAAATTGATACCTTAATCAGCAAACTTGAAGAAATCAAGGCAAGCGGACACGAAACGGTGCATTTGTCTATTGTTGAGGGTAACCCAAGGCACAAAATCCCAGCTCATGTTGACCTTGATGCAGACAAGGATTTTCGTTGTGTGCTCGAGGTGAGAAAGTGAACCGAATTACAGTAAGGATTGATGACCTAATCAATCAGCTTAACGAATTAAAACGAGATGGTGCTGAAAAAGTTTTGCTTGAAATTGAAGAAGGTGTTGCAGACCCCGAGGAGAATTGTCCGAACAGAATAAATCTGATGCCTGCATATCATCCGAGTGAAATTTTTTCGCAAGTTTATGAAAGCTACTAAAGCAAAAGTCGATACCAGATTACAGGAATAAATAATGAAAGGGTGAGAAGAATGCCGAGAGTAAGAAAAAATCCCGATGACGAATTGAAGAAAGTTATTGTAACAAACATCAATTATGAAGCTGATAAAATGGGGCTTGATAAAGAAACAAAGGAAATTACATTTCATCTGAGAGACGGAACACTTAACAACAAGATGAAAGATCCGGGTAAATTCAAAGTTGATGAACTCATAAGATTTTCAAAAAAGGTTAATGTTCCTATCGGAGAATTGTTCTATCCGAAAGTTTCTTCAAGAGAAGCAGAAGAAACTATGTTGAATGCAGATAAGGTTTGTGCAAATGTAGAGAAATATACCGAACAATTTGCAAAGCAGTTTTCGGAAGTGTTTGCAAAACAATTCTCGGAAGAGTTTGCAAAGCAAATTGCATATCAGTTTAACACACTCATCAACACAGTGGTCAACACACTTATATCAAAGGTAACATCCGATGAATGACAAAACACTTGACGAACTCAATGACATGGCCAAAAGGTGGATAGACGGAGAGATAAATCATCTTGAAGTTGTGTCTTTGAAATTGTTTGACCGTTTGTTGGTGCTGGAACTCGCCAACGCATACAGTATGTGCAAGGTCGGTTTGCTCAGCGAAAAATACACTGCCGCATATAAATTAAAATTCTTTCAGGAGTATCGTGAACTGAAGCTCAAGACGGAATTTTTGCTTGTCCAACAAGAACAGCAGATTGACTCTGTAAGGAGTGCAAGTGTAACGCTTTCGGAAGTCTGCAAGGAATACGGCAAAGATGAGGTTGACCTCGTTAAGCTGTGCGAGTTGCAGGCGAAGGCAATTGATGAACTGACACGGGAGAATGTACATATCAAGCTGTGGAACTCGGTCAGAGCATACAAAAAGCCTAAAGATTACGCAAGACGGCATATGAGCAAGATTGTTGATGAGCTTATTGACAGGTTCGGCAGTAAAGTACCGTTTGAACAGGTTGTTATGTCATATCTCAACACTTGCCTTAAAGACAACCGCAGAGAGATGTGGGAACAGTTGACAGGCGATGACTATCCGACAAAGGCAAGACAGCAACTGCCGATTAAGGACGGCAATGCGAAAGGTGAGCTTGAATCAATGAAGAAACATTACGGTGTGAGAGCCGAAAGAAAAAATGTAAAGGAGAACAATGAAAATGATTTTAGGAAATTGGAAGAGCAAAAGCGAACTCAAGAGAGAGGTGGCAAAGAAGGAAATTAACATTAAGTACCTCACCGCCCTCAATGTAATTGGCGATGACATCGCAAATGTACAGCTTGATATTATTGACCGACTCAAAGCGGAGAACAACGAACTCAGAGCCGAAAATGAAAGGCTCAGAACGGAAAATCTGACACAGGGCTTTGAGTGTGTCGGAGTATCGGCAATATGAATGTAATTGTAATTATTTGTATCGTCTGCCTTGTTTATCATATCATCTTTAAACTTGCGAAGGTGATGTATTTAATATCGCTTGACGATGAAGAAAGAATGATATGCCAAATATACTGCATTTGGCCTAATTGGCTAACCATATTTGCGATTGTTGATATACTTATGAGATTTATTCTTATCATTGATGTAGGTATATTGTGCATATGGGCAATTATGGCTCTATTGTCTTAGTAAGGAGATTTTTGTAATGGAAAGAAAACCGACATTGACTACGATTGCAATTGAAAAACTGCATCCGCACCCCGATAACCCTCGTAAGGTTCTCGGGGACATTGATGAGCTTGCTGACAGCATTAAGGCGAACGGCATTCTTCAAAACCTCACGGTTGTGCCAATGAATGACGATTGGACGGAGTTTACCGTAATTATCGGACACAGAAGATTAGCAGCGGCAAAGCAGGCGGGATTGACTGAACTGCCATGTGCTGTTGTTGAAATGACAGAGAAAGAACAGCTGTCAACGATGTTGACCGAAAATATGCAGCGGTCAGATTTGACGGTTTATGAAGAAGCAAAGGGCTGTCAGCTGTTGCTCGACCTCGGTGATACGGTCGCAGAGGTTGCAGAGAAAACAGGCTTTTCAGAAAGCAAAATCAGACGGAGAGTTAAACTCTGTGAGCTTGACGAGGAAGCCTTCAAAGAAAGCCAAATCCGACAGCCTACATTGCAGGATTATGACAGGCTGAATCAGATTAAGGATATTGATGTAAGGAATGAATTGCTTACATCAATCGGCACTAATAACTTTGATAATCGACTTTATTTCGCCGTGCAAAAGCAGAAAGCTGACGAGAAAAGAGCAGAGCTTGAAAAAATCTGCCTCGATAACGGTATGACGAAGTGTGAAAGCCGTAACGATATCCCAGAGAACTGCGAATATGTAGGCACGGTTGAAACAGCACAATTATTAAAAGAGTCCTTTGATGACGATAGGAAGAGATATTTTTTCTTCACAACATACGGAATTTATGTAACTATCTATATTCAGAAAACAAAAGAACAAATTGAAAATGCTGACGCAGAAAATAAAAATAGGAATGCTAAAAAGCAAAAGTTTGATGAACTTGAAGCACAGGCTAAAGAAATCAATCAGCGTTGCAAAGCTCTCAGAGAAGGCTTTATGCTCGAAGGCAACTTTAACGATGATGCCCAAAAGCAGGAATTAATCAATTACATATTGTATTCGATGTCGGAGTGCAGAGAATACGATGACAGAAGTTTTTATTCTCTAAGTGGTCTCAAACATGAAAACGACGAATGCATAAATCTTGATGATTGCATGAAAGACACCGGCAAAATGTTAATGGCAGCGGCATATGCGTTTTTTGAAGATCTTTACAACACAAAATATATTGATGTTACATATGACGAGGGTATTCAAAGAAATATCAGCCCCGAGCTAAACAGATTTTATAATCTACTCGTCAAACTCGGCTATGTGATGAGTGACGAAGAAATTCAGCTCCGTGACGGCACACATCCGATTTTTACCACCGGTGAAACAAACTAAATAAGTTAATCACACAACTGCACTTGTGAGATTATATATCTCATTTTATACCTATACCTACTTTTCTGAATATTACCATTTTACAAATATCTCAGGCAGGTGCAGATGTCTGAGATGATTTTTAAGAGGTAAAAAAATAATGGCAAAAAAAGAGGATGATAATACAGGGTACATTACTCAATCTACTCGTCATTCTATGCTTGTATCATTGAGCCGTGAAATCAATGTGATTTCAGACGAAAACGCAGTTTTATACGACACAATAATCAAATTGTGCCAAAAGTTCTTTCCTGAAAAAAACAACCAAAAATTTTGCGCTCAATGTAAGATTATGGAGAAAGGAGCTTATGCACCTAATCCTATTGATGATCCAACCACACCCTACATAGAATCTCACATGCTGAGATTAGAAATGCTTGCAACCGGAAATATGGAGTTAAAAGACCAAATTGTTAAAATGTGCCGGCTGTTACTTGAGGAGAAAGACAATGACAAAGGCAATGACAGAAGTAAAACTTAAACCTTGCCCGTTCTGCGGTAGCGAAGATTTTGTACTGGGGTTTCATGAAGGACATAACGAAATGAGAGTAAAATGCAAAAGGTGTAAAACTTTGTTTACAATATTTGACACTCCCGAAAATGCCCCGAAACTGTGGAACAGAAGAACATATTGCTATCAAGCTGAAAGAGCCGTACAGGATATGACTGCCGAAAAAGCAATTGGAGTGTTGAATGAAATCGGCGAAGGAGCAAACATTGAAGATATGCTTAAAAATTTGAGCAATTCCAATACATTTACCGCTCTTAAACTTGCCGTCCATGCTCTTGAAAAGCAAGTGAAAGCGATATGATTTTGAAAAAACAAGAAAGGATGACCTGCTGATGAAGCAGTATGAAGCTGACCAACAGCGGAAGTTATTTCAGTGGACGACCTTCATCCGGGCAAAGTATCCTGAAATTGATTTGATGTTCCACATTCCGAACGGTGGGAGCAGAAATAAGCTCGAAGCGGCCAACCTTAAAAAGCAAGGGGTAAAGGCAGGTGTACCTGATTTGTTTTTACCGATCAGCCGTGGAGGTTATCATGGTCTGTTCATCGAATTAAAATACGGTAAGAATAAGCTGACTGAAAAACAAACCGAATGGCTTAAAAGCCTTAATGAACAAGGCTACGCTGTCGCTGTATGTTATGGCTGCGACGAGGCAAGCAAAAAAATATTAAAGTATTTGAAATTAGGTGAAATAAATGAGTGAAGGGAAAAAGAAACGAGGTCGCAAGAAGAAACTCGACCGAATAGACAGGATGTGTCTTTACTGTTCTAATTACAACGCAAAGCACGGCACAAGTTACAGTTATGGCCAGTTTGTTGCGCAAATAGCCGCAGGAAAAATTAAAAGACTTGGGTTATATGATTATGAAGGAGGTCTTGCAAAATGAGTGAAAATGAAAAACCGGTTGCAACGGAAATGCAGGACAAGCCGGCACCGGCAGAGACATTGACCTGCCGCTCTTGTAAGGAATGCCGAGGGTACAAGTTTTGCGCCAGCAGAAGCAGGGATTATCCTTGCCTGTGTTTTACTGCTAAAAATGAAAGGTGACTACATATGAGAAGAGAAGATAAAGAATTTATAAAAAGTCAGATTGAAAACTTAAAAGAATCCTCACACGAGAATTTTATGACAGTACTTATGCAGGTTAATTATCTTAATCTTAAATTATTCAGAGCTGAAAAAGGCTGCAAAAAGCTCAGGGAAGAGAACAGAAGATTAAGAGCAGAAAATCAGATGCTCGAGGACAACATTGGAAATCTCTTGTGCACACGAGAGGAAGAGATGAAGTACAACCGAGTGCTTAACGAAAACATCACAAAACTGGCTGAGGTCAACGCACTTATGGCAGGTAAACTCTCGGTGTATGAGCCTGTTAAGAAGGCTGAATCTCAGCCCGATGAGACGGCTGACACGGTAAGAGAGTCAGATCCGGCAGAAGAATAAAAGGCAACACCCTTGCTACACGCAAAATCCAATTTTTAAATCAAGAAATCAAACAAAATTCACAGTTTCATATTCAAAAACTTAAATCAAAAAGCAATGACTTCTTTTTTTGATTTTAGCTGTTACACAATAAAATAAGAACACACAATTGCAGTGGCAAGGTTTGCAAAAAAGCAGTAGCTCAATGGTCAGATGGGCTACTGCTTAGCTATATCTATCAGCATTAATATTCTAAAACAGAATAATAATCAGTCATAATGAAAGGAGCTGAAATGCTCCTTTAATATCCTGCTCAAATGATTATTTAAGCAGGGAAAACAGGAAAAATATACTATAATAAAAGGTTATGCTATGTACACTTATAAGAGAACAATCAAAAGCGGAGATATGATTGAGGTTGAGTATTACCAGTCAATCAGAAAAATAGGCAAGAACTACGGCGGAAGGAAATCAAATAATTCTTTAAGCTCGGCCAAGATGAGAAAAGCAAACAAGCTCCGTGCGGTTAAGCATATGCAGAGGCTCATAAATGCAAACTTTGGGAGCGGTGATTTTTTCTGTCGCTTTTCTGCGCCGTATGGAACATATGAAACAGAAGAAGAGTTTCGCAAAGAGGTAAATAAGTGGCTTGACCGAATCAATTACCGCCGGAAGAAGCAGGGCAAGGGCAGACTAAAGTACATAGCGTTTATTGAATGCGGTAAGTCGGGTAAGAACTGGCATATCCACATCATAGTCAGCAAAGGGGACAGGGAACTGCTGTTTGAACAATGGCCCTACGAAAACGGCCAGAACTTTACTCCGCTATATAAGAACGAGAATTTTAAAAAGTTAGCTGAGTACATAACAAAAGACTTGACAGGTAAAGAAGATGTTGATGCCGCACAAAAGCGGATGATGACAAGTCGCAATCTTAAAAAGCCTGAATCGGTCACACAAAAGGCAAAAAGAAGAGAGATAAGAGCCTTGGAGCGTGGAGAAATGATTGAAGCGCCCGAAGGTCATTATCTCATTGAGGACGATTACTCAATGAACTACTCTGACATATGCGGTGCAAAGTGGTATTTTTGCTTTTTACCGATTACGCAGAGGCGAAAATGGTAAATAATGGTAAATTCAGGCCGTGCGATGTACGGTCTTTTGGGGTTGCACAAAAATGAAGTATGCAGCGGAATAGATACAAAATCAAAGGAGAGATGAAATTGAAAGAAAACAAAGCCAAATGTCCGTTCTATTCGTATGATAGCCAGAGCAAGATCTGCTGTTTCGGGGCGGTGTACAAGAGCAAGAGCACAACGCTGTTTTTTGATTCACCGCAGGACAAGGAAAATCACTTCAACGATTTTTGTGGTAGCTACTGCTGGAAGGGCTGTCCGCTTGCTCAGACGATCAGCAAAGATTTGTAAAATATCAATCTTTTAAAAACATATATGCGAAAATTTTAAATCAATTCAAAAATTTTACTTCTGTCACGGTTTTGCCTTTCGGTGAAACCGTGTTTTTGCATACAAATATTAGCCTCGGAAAAAAGTGTACAAATTTGGTATTAAAGTTTTAACTTTTTTGCGTGAAAGAAAAAAGCTAAAATTAAGACACGAAACATGTACAAAAAGGCGGTGAGTTGATGAGCCAAAAAAAAGACTTGAAAGGACAGCAGACAGAATTTAATGAGCAAAAAGCAATTGACTGGGTGCAAATTAAAGCTGAATATATCAGCGGCACAATGTCCGCTTCAAAACTTGCCGAAAAGTACGGAGTGAGCGTGTATGCCATACGAAAAAGGTCGGGAAAAGAACGCTGGCAGGAGCTGAGAAAGCAGAATCAGAGTGAAACCGCAAACAAAATAGCTAAGAAAATCAACACAGAGAAAGTGAAGAAAACCGTCAGAGAGATTGACAGAGTTGTGGCCGTTGCCTCAAAACTTATCACAAAGCTGAACAGAGCTGTTAATGAGCTTGACAAGGACGAGGAGCTCATCAAGAAGAAAGTAACGGTTAAGGCCGAAAAAAGCGAAGATGAGAAAACCGCAACAGCGGAAGAAGAATACAGCTACGATTATGCAAAGCGAAAAACACTTGTAAATACAAAGCGTGCAGCGGAAATCTCAAAGAGTCTGCTCAATGTTCGTGATATTCTTGCAGATTATACGACGGAACAGGACGAAGAGAACGCTCTCGGCATTATCGAAATCCCGATGCAGGAAGTAATGCGACCGCCCGAAGATGATGAGCAGGACGGTGAAAGCGTTGAGTAAAAAAGTCATATGGACTCCTCAGCCAAAACAGAAAATAGCGTTGAGCCGTGGCGAAGATGAGATGCTATACGGCGGTGCTGCCGGTGGCGGTAAGACCGATTATTTGGTAGTTGAGGCGGCAAGGCAGGTAAACATCCCTGAATACAGAGGACTTATACTCCGTAGAGCTGTGCCTGACCTTGCACGAATCATTGACCAAACCAGGGCAATTTATCCGTCAATAGATAGGGGGGCAAGGTACAACGCAACAACAAGAGTGTGGACCTTTTCGAGCGATGCACAAATTAAGCTCGGCTCTTTATTTCGCACGAATGAAAAATATAAATACCAAGGCCAACAGTACGATTTTATCGGATTTGACGAATTAACGCAGTTTACTTTTGATGAATACAGCTACTTAAAATCCCGAAATCGTGGCAACTGCAAGGCGACGAAGGTGTATATGCGATCAACCGCCAACCCCGGCGGTGTTGGCCACGGCTGGGTGAAACAGTATTTTGTGACTGCCGGAACTCCGGGGGAAACTATATGGCTCAGCGACAAAGTAATTATGCCTGACGGCACGACCAAAAACTATTGGAGCAGTAAAGTCTTTATTACTGCGAGCGTTTTTGACAACAATGCCTTAATGAACAATGACCCCGATTATGTCAAGCGACTGGCACAGTTGCCCGAGGCGGAGCGTAATGCCTTGCTCTACGGCTCGTGGGATAGTTTTGAGGGACAGGTTTTTACTGAGTGGATAGACAATAGAGAGCATTACAAAGACAGACGGTGGACTCATGTGATTGAGCCGTTCAAAATTCCGCAAAGCTGGAGAATAATACGCTCATACGACTGGGGATATACAAGACCGTTTTCAGTCGGTTGGACTGCCGTTGACCAAGACGGCAGATTTTACCGAATCCGTGAACTGTACGGCTGCAAGAAGAATCAGCCAAATACAGGTGTACGCTGGCCAATCGAAAAAGTGGCACAGGAAATTCTTGCAATTGAAAATAATGACCCTCAGATTAAGGGCAGACAGGTTTATGGTGTGGCGGATCCGGCTATCTTTGCAGAACAGGGCAGCGGAAAAAGCCAAGCCGCCACGCACGCACAGTTGGGTGTGTTCTGGAATAAGGGCGACAACGCAAGAATTGCCGGAAAAATGCAGTTTCATTCACGGCTTGCATTTGATGAGGAAGGCTATCCGATGTTTCAATGCTTTAATACCTGCACAAATTTCATTCGGACAATCCCGAATCTTGTGTACTCGCAGATAGACACGGAAGATATTGACACAGAGGGCGAAGATCATATTTACGATGAAAGCCGTTACGGAATGATGACTTCAATTATTACACCGAAAGAAGTTGTGCTGAGGAATGCAAGGGCATTTGACCCATTGAATATAAGTCAGACACGATGTTACAACAGATAGGAGATTACCAAAATGAGCGAAGTAAAACGAGATGAAAACGGAATGATTATGCCGGTTAAAACTACATATCCAGCTCTGACCTCGGAGAAATCAAAGCTGAGCAATGTTTACGGTACAGGTGATAAGACGACTGATGAAGAGCTGAAATCAGCCGAACAGGCAGAAAAAGAGAACGAGAGCAGCGGTAAGCCGATTGGACTTGACGAAATACATGAGGCTATGCAGACCTTCCGCAAATATCAGAACAGCAAAAAGCTGTATGATGAAAGGTTTAAACAGGCATTTAAAGAATATAATCTGCTCTATACAGAGGCTACTGCACCGCAGATTAAAACTGACGATAACGACAGGCCTCGAAAGGTGCTTATACCGAAACGCAAAGGCGCACAGGCACTTAATGTCATAATGAACAAGCACGCTGACGCTATGGATAACTACCCCGAAATCATTTGTCTGCCAAGAGCACAGGACGACGAACAGGCTGCAAAGACACTCAACAGCGTAATACCGTGCATACACAAACGCAACGGATTTATAAGGACCTACTCTGATGAACAGCTTGACAAGTTTGTCGGCGGTTGCGGTTGTTACGCAGTATTGTGGGACAAGACCGCAGAAAACGGACTGGGTGATATTGCTATCAGCCGAGTTGATATTCTCAATCTTTTTTGGGAGCCGCATATTGAAAACATACAGGACAGTGCGAATGTATTCTTTGCCCGATATTACGATGAAGAAGGAATCAGAAAGGTACATCCCGAGCTTGAAAGCGTTTCGACTGCCTCACTCGGTTTGGTTGAGCATGAAACCTATGACAACAGCAACAAGTCAAATGATAAAGTTATACTTCTTGACTGGTACTACAAGAAAAACGGCGAACTGCATTTATGTAAATTTGTAGGTGAACACATTCTCTACTCATCTGAAAATGAGGGCAAGCCGATTTACAATCACGGAAAATATCCGTTTGTGCTTGAACCGATGTTCAGACTGCGAGATACTCCCGTGGGCTTCGGATTTATGGATGTAGTCAGAGCACCGCAAAATCAGCTTGATGAACTTAAACACGATATGCTTGTGAATATCAAAGTCAATTCACAGCCGAGAATTTACTCAAATACAGCTGTCGGAGTGAACAATGATGATATGACCGACCTTGACAAAACGGTAATTGAGGTCAACGGACAGTTGCAGGGTAACATTGCACCGGTTGAATCAAAAGAGCTTGCCTCGGGCGCATGGAGCTTGTACGACAGATTGTCGAATGAAATCAAAGAAACCTCTGCTACGAATGACGCAAGTAATGGGGCAAGTGCGGCAGGTGTTACAAGCGGTTCGGCAATTGCGGCATTGCAGGAAGCAGGCGGAAAGGTAAGCCGTGACTCCAACAAGCTGGCACAGGAAGCAATGACGGAGCTTGCACAGTTGGAAATTGAACTGATGAGGCAGTTCTATAATCTTCCAAGAATTTTTAGAATTACAGGCGAAAACAATCAGACTACATATGAGGAGTTTGACAATACAGACCTCAGAAAACAGCCGTTGACCTATACAGACACAGACGGACAGACGGTAAACTATACCGACGAGGACGGCAACATACTTGAACGACTGCCGATTTTCGATATTGACGTGAAGGCGCAAAAGGCAAGCCCGTTTGCGACTGCCGCACAAAATGAAATGATGATGAATCTATTTCAAATGGGAGCGTTCAATCCGCAGGCGGCTGATGCCACACTTGTAATGCTTGACGGCATGACCTTTGAGGGCAAAGAAAAACTAATTGAGAAAATCAAGCAGAATCAGACCTTGTCACAGGCGGTGCAGGAGCTTTCAAACAAAGTGCAGATGCTTGAGGCAATGAACGCAAGCAGAACAGCGGCAGATGTGCAGAATGCTATGCCGAGCGAAAATTCACAGACCGCACAGCAGACACCGCCACAGACTGAAAGCGAGGTAACAATGTGATTGAAGTAACATTGATTGACTGCGGAAATCTGATATATTTTGGAAGCAAAGGACACGGCTCACATGATGTGTGTGTTGCCGTGAGTGCTTTATGCTCTACATTTTTGCAGTATATCAGAGAAATGCAGGACGAAAACAATGTGACGATAGTCAATGAAATCTATGAAAACGGTCACACGAAATCAGAGTTTTATATTGTCAGTTCAGATGCCGAAGTACGCAATGGCATTAAAGCACTATGGACGGGATTTGAACTCTACGCAAAAAATTATCCCAATGAAATAGATTTAAACTTTGATGACGGCAACCCGAAATAAAGTTTAAAATCAACAAGAGTTTTAACTTTTTTTGAAAAATTAAGGTTGATATAATTAAAATATAAGGTCGCAGTAGTGGAACTGCATTAAGACCTGACACCTCGGAAAGACGAGAGAGAGACACCTCGGAAAGACGAGAGACGGAGGTTCTTATGAACGACAAATTTTTAAGACTTATCGTAAATCTGCATGACGGCGACTCAGCAGGCGCAGCTGACGGCGGAGACGGAAACGGTGAGCACGGTGAAGCCACAAGCACCGACAACAACATAAGCCGTGAAACGAGAGAGAGAGCTGAGAGAATCGGCATAGGTGACGACCTTATCGACGATTATAATAAGGCTTTCGGCAACGGCAATCAGAATCAGAACAACACAGAAGGCGAAAACAACAGCACAGACACAGACGGCGAAGAAAACTCAGAAGAAGAGTTTGAAAAGCTGATTAAGGGCAAGTACAAGAATGTGTATCAGAACAGGGTGCAGTCTTTGGTGAAGGACAGACTGTCAACCAAAGACAAGCAGATTTCCGACATGCAGAAGAAAGAAAATACCGGCAATCAGATTTTCGCTCTTATTGCAAACAAGTACAATGTACAGCCCGATGACCTTGACGGTCTTCTCAAAGCCGTAACAGAGGATAAGGATTTGTTTGCAGAAAAGGCTCTTGCCGCCGGAGTAACAACAGAAGAGGCACGCAATAACTTCTTCACTCAGCAAAAAACAAATGCACAGGAAGAAGAGCTTGAAACCCTCCGCAGAGAAAAAGCCGCAAGAGAACTTGATACGCATTTGAGGTCAATTGCAGCGGAAACGATGAAAGAATTTCCAAACTTCAACCTTGAAGATGAGTTTCAGAATCCCGCATTTCGCACAGCTCTTGACTTTATTGCTCAACAGAAAAATGAACAGAACGAAAAGACAGGTCGTAATGATGAAATTTATGATTTGACGACTGCTTATAAAATGGCGCATTTTGATGAATTGCAGAAAGACCTTGTAAAGCGTTCAAGCTCTGCCGCAATCAGTGCGGCGGCACAGTCAATTCAGAGTGGTGCAAGACGACCAACCGAAAATGCGGTCAAGAAAAGCGGTACAACCACGCAGAGAAAGAGCGTGGAAGATATGTCTGACGCTGAATTTGATGCCTTTTACGAGAAAGTAAGACGAGGCGAGGCACATATTTAAGACCTTGCCGAAAGGAAGGTACGACAATGAAAAGCAAGATTATTAAGCTTATTATCAATATCCACGGTAATACGGTTGACGCAGGCGGTGTAAACAAGTCAAACGGCTACGTTTACAATGCTTACGGCAATACGACATCAACATCGGGCAATGACTGGACACCCGAAAAGGCTAAATTCTATAACAAAGTATTCCTCAAAAACTTGACAGCGAAATGCGTTCACGGTCAGTTTGGTGAGCATGACACAATTCCGAAGCAGTCGGGCAACATTTACAACAAAAGAGGTATTTCACCGTACCCAACTGTTACAACACCGTTGCAGGAAGGCATTACTCCTGTCGGTAATAAGATGAGCTTCTACTATGTCGAAATTGCCGTAAATCCGTACGGCGCATATACACCTATCACAGACTGGGCAAGTTTTTGCAGCCGTGATAATGTGATGACAAAGGACAGCGAGGAGCTTGCTTCACAGGCAGGACGCTCAATTGAAGAGATTGACCGTGAGGCTCTTAATGCCGGCACAAGCGTAATCTATGCACCGGCTGTAGGCACTGACGGAGCGGTTACAGAGGTTGCAAGCCGTGCGGCTATTACGGCGAACAGTAAGCTCACAATTGACACAGTGTTCAGAGCACTCAATTATCTCGAGTGTCAGAACGCTGAGCCTATCGGCGAAAACTATGTCGCTGTTGTACATCCGAATGTTAAGTACGACATCATCAGTAACAAGGATTTCATCAGCGTAGTTAAGTATGCACACGCTGACAAAATTTTTAAAGGCGAAATCGGTACAATCGGCAATGTTAAGTTTGTACAGTCGAACTTTGCAAAGGTGTTCAAGGGCGCAGGTGCAAGCAAGATTGATGTTTATTCAACTCTTGTGTTCGGTAAGGACGCATATGTTACTGTTGAGATTGAGGGTGAAGGCACTCAGACAATCGTAAAGGGCTTTGGCTCGGGCGGTACATCTGACCCACTCGACCAGAGAGCAACACAGGGATGGAAAACAACTCACGGCGTCGGCATTATCGGTCAGACCAGAATGGTTCGTATCGAATCAGCCTCATCTCTCAACACAGTAGCACAGACAGCTTCTCCGGCTGTAGCATGATCGGGAGGTATATAACCTATGACAACAACAAAGAAAGCCGCAGAGACGGCAGAAAATACAGAAGTATCGGCAGCGGAAACTACTGCCGATACCGTAACAATTAAAAAATCTCAGCTTGATAAGCTCCTTGGAATGTATGACGAATTGCAGGAGCTCAAAAAGAGTATGCCAACAGACCGCAAGGCGGAAAAAATCAAGCATGACAAGGAACTTGTAAAGCTGATTGAAAAGGCAAACAAGGCAAGTGAAGAACTTGTTGAGTACATCGCTCCAACAGGCTCGATGAAGTCAAACAAGAATATCGAGGTCAATATCAACGGTGTTCAGTACACTGTTCCGAGAGGTGTCAAGACGAACATTCCACGCAAGGTTGCGGAGATTATTGACAACTCGATTAAGCAGGCTGAATTTGCTCAGGGCGTGCAGGACAAGGCTGCCGAGATTGCCCAGCAGGCAATTGCCGAGGGTAGAATTTAATTTAACAGCAAGGGATAAATTGTTCTCCTTACAAAAAAATTCGCAGAAGGGCGGGGGCGGTAGCTTCCGCCTTTTTTTGCGTACAAGGAATATTTGAGAGGTGATTATATGACACTTGGCAAGGTAATTGAAAGAGTGAGGAATCTTAAAAGCGGATATGATGTGTCCGATGAGGACATTATAAGCTACATTAACGAGGCGGAGATGGAAATTATCAGCAATGTAATAAGTAATCGCGAAAGTGATAACGAGATTGTAGGCACATACGGTAACTATCAGCTTGATACAGACAGAGGGTTTGAACTGCTTGTGCCAGCTCCGTATGACCGTATATACGAGGCTTATTGTGCGGCACAGATTGACAGGGACTACGAAGAGGCTGAAAGATATTCCGTTGATATGAGCGTATATAATCAGCTGAGGCAGGATTTTGGAGTGTTCTGGTTTAAAACGCACCCACAAAAGAAACGATATAACTTTCATATTGGTTAAGAGGTGACAATATGCTACCCAAATTAAATATACCGAGGAGAGATACAACGAGTATCAGCGTGTTCAGAGGACTTAACCGAAGTCCGAACACAGGCTTTTCAAGGGTTTCAAACTCGTCAAGCAGTATTTACACAGAGTTCAAAGATTTTAAAAATATGACTTCTGATAAATACCCGCAGCTTTCCCCGAGAGCAAACCGTTCCCGAATTACTTCGGACGACAAAATCAAAATTATTTCCAATCTGTTGTCGGCTAACTCAGGGCTTATTTATATTGACTCTGACACAAATCTGCATATCGGGGCAGAGGTTACAAAGATTGATGAGATTGATGCGGCCAAACAGCACCATATTGTTTTATACGGCAATAAGGTTGTAGTATTCCCCGAGAAATTATCAATTAATATGAGCGACAAAAAGGTGACTATGATTGATTGCCAAAACAAAGATTTGGTCACACAAGTAGAAGCAAAGAGTAATTTGCAACTTGATGCCTCAACATTTGATTATGCATATTTGTTATGTTCAATTACACGGTCGCATTATGACGCAAGTGCGAGCAAGAATTATCGACCGAGCGTAACTTTATATACCAACAACGATTTAACCGACACAAAATATCAGTTGACAAGTAATAAAGACGTGGTTGATATATTCAGCTCAAATGATATTAGGACAGGCATGGTAATTGAAAGTTATAACAACTTTTATTCTGTTATCGGAATTGAAAAGAAGGACAGTACCTATAAAAAGAATAGACTTTTGAAATTCAAAAAGTTGTCTCAAAAATTTAATTATACGACAATAAGAGCAAAAGGAATAGGCACTAATATACAGGCAGGAGATTTTGTTAAAATCAGCGGATTAACTGACTCTCTTGTCAGCACAGATGCCGAAAGCTATGTTGATAAGAGTTACATTAAAAACCTTAACTGGAAAACTTTCAAGGTTTATTACGTTTCAAGAAATGAGCTTACAATCAAGTGCGAATTGGAATCAAGCGTGCCGTACACAGGTACAGTCACAGTTGAAAGAATCTCACCCGATTTTGATGAGGGAAAAATCGTGGAAATGCAAAATCGCTTGTGGTGTTGCTCCTCTGAAAACAACGAAATTTATTGTTGTAAACAAGGTGATGAGCGCAACTGGCAGGCATACAGTGACGGAATCAGTACAGACAGCTGGGCTATGACCTGCGGAAAAGAAGGAAAGTTTACAGGCATTGCAACACGGGGCGACAGCGTTATTTTCTTCAAAGAAAACTACGCATTAAAAATCTACGGAACAAAGCCGAGTAATTTTACCCTTGCGGAATACAATGTGCCGGGTGTCGAAATCGGAAGCGAAAAAAGTCTTGTAAACATTAACTCAACCTTGTTTTATTTGGGCCATAACGGTGTATATGCTTATCAGAGCGGTAGCCTGCCGGCGCTCATCAGCGAAGAATCTTTGTGGGGGCATACTTATAAGAACGCAGTCGGCGGCAGACACGGAAATAAGTATTATATCTCCGCAGAAAGAGATGACGGAGAACAAGAGCTTCTTGTGTACGACACTGACAAAGGCTTGTGGCACAAGGAAGATAACGCAAAGATGATTGACTGCACAACATACAACGGTGTGCTGTATTGGCTTGATGAAACAAAAGAAAACATTATGTGTCCTGATAAAGCGGACAATCTTCTTATTGACAATACGAAATATGAGTATCAACAGGAAGATTGCTTTGAGTGGTCTGCTGAAACAGGCGACCTTTACGACAGCGAATTAAACGTGAAGAATATCGGCAAGATACGAATCGGTATTAAAGCCGAAAATGGAGCAAAGGTCAGCTTGTTTGTGCAGTACAAGGACAACGGCGAATGGCGGAAAGTCAGCGAAATGCTTTACAGCGAGAAAAAGCCGAGAGTATTCGCCGTAGCTTTACGCAGAGCTGAATATCTGCGCCTTAAACTTGTAGGAACAGGACAGGTCGAAATATACGGAATTGATATTGAGCACAGTAGAGGAAGTGATAAGCGTGGCTACATTTAAACTTGATCCGCCCCCTTCGACAAATGACATAAGTGAGATGCGAAATTATCTGAATGATATGTACGAACAGTTGGCTTTCGTGCTTAGCAACATTGACAGCGACAACATAACAGATGATTTTCTATCCGCAATCGGACAAAAAGGAAGTGAAAAATAATGGCTTATACATACAAGGTTTATGGAACGGGCGATGTTGACAATGCGGTTAATAACTATAACCGTGTTGCCTCATCAGTTCCGACATATGCTGACAGCTACGACACAAGACAGGCTCGTCAGCAGGCTGACAACTACGCTAATTCCTACACAGATAAAATCAATAAGGGATATACGAGTAAGTACAAGGGTACAATTGACGAGCTTGCCAATCAGTACCAAAAAAATAAATTTGACTGGACACCCGAAAATTCTTCTGAATATCAGCAGGCAAAAGAAAAATATACCCGTGAGGGCAAAGTTGCACAGGAGAATGTGCAGGGAAGTTATGCCGGCAATACAGGCGGTTACAGCAACACCTATTCACAGGCGGCAGGACAAAAGGCATTCGGCGAGTATATGGACGAGCTTGCAAATAAAGTTCCGACACTAAAAAATGAAGCCTACAAGAGTTATCAGCAACAGCAGGAAGATACGCTGAACAGAATCGGCGTATTGCAGAACCTTGATAACACACAGTATCAGAGATACAGGGACAGCGTAACGGATGATTACGACTTTATGAATTACTATGAAAATAAGTACGGCACATCCAAAGGACTTGATATGAGCAACTTTCAAAACGAACTGGCTCACTGGCAGACACAAATGTCAGCGGCACAGAGTAATCTTTCAGACATCAGAAGTCTTGCCGAGGCACAGTATGAACACAATACATTGAGTGCCGACACAAGGTCAAGTATTGACAGCCAGCGCAGACAGTCGGACGCTTATTACAATTATCTGAACAGTCAGGTGAAAATAAAGTGAGGTGAGCAAATTGAGCGTGAACAGCGAAGAAAAAATTTATAATGACCTTATGAACGAAGTGCCGAGTCAGACGGTAAGCGGTGACACTAAGCAGAGTGCCACCGCTCTTGCTGGTGCAGAATCAGCAGCGGCAAATCAAACAGACGATTATAAAAGCACTTACAGCGGTAAGTTAGATGACGCTATAAGTAACTATCTGACAGGCAGAGGATTTGAATACGATCCGACGCAAGACAAGGCATATCAGCAGTACCGAAAAGAGTTTGCACAGAATGCCGCTATGGCACGAGATACGAGCCGTAACACAGCTAATCAGCTTTCAGGCGGTTACAATCCTACCTATGCTGATACAGTCGCAGACGAGGTTTACAATGGCCGTATGGGAAATATAAGCGACGCAGAAAGTACATTTAGAGGACTTGCACAACAGGACTATCAGGCAAAGCAGGAGAAAAACGCAAATGTGCTTAACCTCTATAACACGCTTGAGGGTACAGATTACAGCCGTAATCGTGACACGGTAGGAGACTACAAGAACTATCTTAATCTTCTTGCAAGCAGGTACTCAACCGACAGACAGGCAGACACAAACCTTGACAGCGCTAACAATGATGTTTACTCAGCAAAACTTAACGGAGCAGTAAATAATCTCTCGTCAGCAAGAGCAGCAAACAGTCAACGCTATTTGTATGACACGGTAAGTGCAAATCAGCTTGCACAGAACGCACAGGCTGAGCGTGAGAACAGTCAAAAGATTGAGTACGAAAAGAACAAAGTGGCATATGAGGCATATGTTAAAGCAGTTGAGGCACAGAAAAAAGCGGCTAAGGCACAGGAAAAAGCACAGGAGAAAGAGGATAACCGCAGATACAGAGCGGCATATGATAAGTTTGTGGACGCCTATGACCTTAAAAACGCTAAGTATAATTACAAAGTTGGTCAGCTTGCACAGGGCTATTATAACGGCTACATCACGCTTGACGAAATGGACTATATTGCCGATAAGCTCAATGTCAGCACGGCTGACCTGACAAGCACGCTTGACAGGATGAGCAAAAACGGTGGAACGCTTAATGATGACCACTACGGCGGTCCGAACTCAATGAGTATCGGTAAAAACACCGATTATTTTCAAACGTCAACTTCAAGAGTTACTACGGACGAAAACGGAAAAACAAAATATTTATCGGAAAAAGAGTGGAACGAACTACCGATAAATAAGAAGAAAAAGTGAGGACTGTATATATGGCACAGCAAAGAAAAAGAACCGCAGGCGACGATTTAAGAGATTTTAAAGCCGGAAAGATCAGCGGAAACTTTTATCACAACGGTATTGACCGCTCGGATAATTATATTCAGCATACATCAGCACCGAGGTATATAACCGATGAAAACGGAAAAACACAGGTGGCTTCCTATAACGAATGGATTCAGCAGGAAGTATTTCAGCATCAACACGATTTACCAAACGACACAAGTTCGACATCATCAAATAATAAAACAGCGACAAATGATATTTCTGTAAAAAGCAGCAACAATACTTCTTCAAGTACGAGCTCGAATATAAAATCCTTTTTTAGTGGAAATGTGAATAAAGCAAACAGCTCCGCAGAAAATTTTAAGGAAGCAATTAAAAACCCGAACAAGTCTTTGAATGATAGAGTCAAAGGACTTACATACATGTATAATGCAGCGGTTGCGACAGGTGACACCAAAACAGCCGAGAAAATGCAGAAAGAATATGATGAGCTTGCCGACAGGGTTAATAAGCAGGCGGAAATAAACCGACAGAATGTAGAAATTGCAGAAGCTGAAAACGCAAAACTTGCAGAACAGGCAGAGAAAGAACAGAGGTTTACCAATAAATATAAAAATTCTACGCTTGAACAGAGGAAAAATGCACGCATACACGCAACAACAGAAGAGCTTGACTGGCTTAACAAGCATATGTATGATAATTCATCAAGTAAGGAGTTGGAGGATTATAATAATCAGCTTAATAAAGAAGCTAACAGCTTGTGGAATCAGAGAGATGAAGAACAGGCATATAACCGGCTTAAAGCAATTGAAGATGAACAGGGAAATTTAAAAACTGCAATCGACAACGCAAAACTCTCTGAACAGAAGAAAAAAGAGTACGACGATATTGTTAATAACGACATCAAGGCAAAAACTGTTTTGCAGAAATACTATGCTTTGCAGGAGTATTTAAAAACAGATACCTCAGACGCTGACGAAGCTGATAATACTGATAACAGCTACATCAAGAAACTGTCTGAGAGCGAAAGAAATAAAATCAAAGCAGATTTCTTAAAACTTAAAGATAAAGGCTATAATACCGAATCTTTGTATAAATGGTATGAAAGAGAACAGGACGAAAAAAAGGCAGAGGATAACCTTGACCGTATAAAAATGTATGCAAAAAAACATCCCGTTATTGCTTCCGCAAACAGCATAGGTCAGAAATTTGTCGGAGGCGTACCCGATGCAATTCAATATATTTCGGCTAACATTGATAAAAAATATAACGGCGGTGACGGTTATGTAAATCCCGACACTACCGAGACAGCAAAAAGTGAAGCAATAAGGCAATCAGTTTCCGAAAAAATCAACAATGATTTCGGCTCTTTGCTCTATACCTCAGGTATGGGAATTGCTGATTCAACTATCAATATGGTTATGAATAAGTTTATTCCCGGTGGTTCGGCAATGGGTTTAACTTTGCTTGGTACTTCTGCGGGTGTAAGCGGTGTTAATGAAGTTATTGAAAACGGCGGTTCAATTGAAAATGCAGTGACAACTGGAGTAGCCAACGGCATTGCCGAAGCTTTGTTTGAGAAAATATCGCTTGAACAGCTCTCAGCGTTTAAAGCAAGCGGAAAAAGCACATTTCGTGCGGCTGTTGGTAATGTGCTTAAAGGTGCATTTACTGAAGGCTCGGAAGAGGCCTTTACTGACCTTGCCAACAGGCTTACAGATGACGCAATTAACAAGGACCTATCTTCATACAACCTTGCTAAGAAAAATTATATGGAACAGGGAATGAGTGAGACTGAGGCGGAGAATGCCGCAAGCTGGGACTTCTGGAGAAATGTCGGACTTGATTTTGCCGGCGGTGCAATATCGGGTGGTGTGCTTAACCTTGCTACCGCAGGTGTCAATCTTGCAGGTGCAAAAATTGATATGGCACAAAATAAAGAGAGTAACGCACAAATCGGTAAAGCTGTTATGGCCGATGAAAACTTTGACCTTGATTTGCTCATCAGGCAAGGTCTTGCAACCGACAAAAACGATAGAGCTTACAACTATGCTCACAAAATGCAGAAACTCGTTGAAACCGATAACGAGGGAAAAATCAGTGCCGGAGATGTCGGCAACCTTATGTATCTTATCAACAGAGAGGTTGGCAAAAATCCCGAACTTGTAAACAAAATAGCTCAGGTAACAAAGCAGAACACACAAGAGCAGAGTAATCAGGCTGTTAATGCTCAGAATGAACAGAACACGGCTCAGGACGGACAGCAGAACGCAGAACAGGCACAGGCAAGCACTGCAATCAACGCAACGAAAAAAGCCGATACAGAGGCTATCGGCAAAATGTACGGCGTATATGCTTTTGGCAAGAAGCACCCAAACGGCATTATCGCAACAGATACTTCAACGGGTAAAGTTGTCAAGGTGGCACTAAAGAGCCTTGAAAGCTCAGCTAAAATCAATCGCAATGACGAAGAAAATACACTTGTGTTCAATACCAATGACGGCAAGCAGGTTAATGCGGACAGCATAACATTCTCTGACAGTCAGCTTGATGCCGTTGTTCACAGTGCAAACGAATTTGATACATACGGCGCCAGAAACTATATTTCCAATTTTGAGGAGTGGAGAGAAAGTCCGCAGGCTCAGAAAATGAGTGATGAGGAAATGCTATATAAATATAACAGAGCATATTCAGCCGCATACAGCTTTGGTCGAGAGGGTGTTAAACTTGATTCTTTACAAGAAACCTCTGAATATAAAATCCTTACAAATATTCTCGGTGAACAGATTGTAAGTCAGGCATTGAGCACCGGCAGAAGAGATGTTGACATTAACACTCAACATCATGCCAACAGACTGACCGAGTTAATCAACCGCAACGGCAGAGCAGACACAAGCGGTGTGGGCGTGTATGCAGACAGCGGAACGGAAGTTTCACAAATTCCGCAGGAGCTTATTAATACACTTGGAAACCTTGCGACAAAGACAGGGCGAAACATTATTATTTCAGACCGCCTTGCTGACGGAGTGAACGGTGTTGCAAAAGATGGTAATATTATTTTAAGCTCAGAAATTTCAAGTCAGAAAATCCTTGCCACAGCTTTACACGAAGCCGGACATACGATTAAGAAAACTAACCCGACCGAGTGGCGAACATTAAGTGACTTTGTGTCAGACTATCTTGTACGTAAGGGTGTTGACTTTAACAAGATGATTGACCGTACAATTGAGAGATACGGCAACCGACTGCAGGCCGATGAACACGAAAACACAAGAGATGCCGCACTGGAAGAAATTGTATGCGATACACTTATGAGCATTGCATCAGATGAAAAGGCTCTCAATATTGCCCTCAGCACAAAGCAGAATAAATCAAAAATTGCAGCGGCAATTCAGTCATTGATTAACAAGGTCAAAAATTGGCTTATCGGCAAAAGCCAAAACTACGGAGCAAAAGCCTTTGCCAAAGACCTTGAAGCTCTTGAAAACCTCGCTCAAAGATTTTCAGAGGCGGCAGATACTGCAAAAGAAAACATCACCGAACAAACAGAGGTTCAGAATGGGGAGAGGTTGGATGTTGAGAAATATTCAATGGGAAGTACCGACAACATAGTACAAGCGGAATTTGAAAAGAAAGTTGATGAAATTGAAAAAAACACATACAATAGTGACGATGCGGTAATTATGGGTATTACACCTAATATTTTACAAAAAATCGGATTAGCACCATTACCTCTTGCTATGACTAAAAATCATATTTATTCTGTCGCAGTATCAGATACAAGAGCAAAAAGTGAGGGGAGATATCATAAAAATACCAATTATCACAATTTAGGGTTTGATACTGTAAAAGATATTTACAATAAAATTTCTGATCCGCTTATGGTAATAGCTCACCCTGATTTTGCGGTAAAGAAAAATAAGAGCAAAGACAGCACCCATAAAGTAGTTGTTTTAGTTGATTTATCAGTTGACGGAAAACAGGTAATTGCACCGATAACTGTTGATTATCAAGGAATGTATAACAACACGCTTATAGATGTAAACCTTGTTGCAACATATTTTGATAAGAGTAATATCAACGATTATATAAAAGAAGCCATTGCTTTGGAAACAATGGGCAAAACAGGATTCTTTTATTTAGACAAAAAAAGAACCCAGAATATTTTTAAGAAGTCAGGGTACCAATTACCCAGCCAACTTAAAAATTCGGGTTCCAATATTATTATACGTCCTATTGATGATATTGTCAATAAAAAAATCAA